TCATCTTCCGGCACAGCGGTTTCCGCCTGTTTTGACTGGCGTTTAGGCTTTTGCGGCTCACTTGGCTCTGGTTCTTTGCTCGGCTTGACAACCGGGGTTTCGATAACTACAAGAATGCCTTTGTTAATAAGATTTTGTGTAATCGGATTATTCGGCTCAACTAGGGCGAACGCTCTTCCCATCATGTATTTGCCTTTTGACGCCTGAATCATCTGCGAAGAAAGATTCTGAACCTGAACAAGGTGAGCATGTTCGCGCTGGATGAAATCCAGTTTTTCATTTAGGCCGATGAAAACTTCTTGGGCTGTCATTGAATTACCACGCTTGCTGCATTTTCAAAATTTTCAATATTGGAACCCAGCGGATTTGAACCAAGAGTGAGTCGATACTCCTCAACCGAATCGGCGATGTTCTCTCTGGCGATGACTTCATCAATCGATAGCTCATATCCAAGATAGGCACCTGCGAGAACTCTATCACCTTTTAGGAGTGTCAAATCAGAGAACTCTTCAACAAAAGTCGTTTCCTCTATTCGCGCTTCTCTCTCGGCTCCCTCTCTTTGGAGACACGGATAGTCCAGTAGCGCGGAACGAACCACAGTTGTTAATCTGTCGCGCATTGCTGTAGTTTGTTCAGAGCCTTCTGTCCTGACCCAAACATATGTACGCATGGAATATGAAACCCTATAGAGGGGGTCAAGGCCCAAGCCATATTCCATTCTGTTAAATGAGCGTGTTGATATGGCTACGGTTATTATCGTTGGCCACGCATCAAGAACGAGTGGTTCGTATGTTAGGTATTCTGCTGGGTTCGGCAAATCCGAATCACTCAAGTTCCACCCATTGCGATATCTCAGTATGCGTTTTGGGATGTCCACCTTTAGGTAGTCAGTCACAAATGATTTTGCAAACTGGGCGCCATACATTAATTCAGCGGGCATTAGATAATCTCCCCACTTGAAATCCAGTCAATTGCATCAGCTCCCAGTTTTTTTGCAAACAGAGGTGGTTCAAAAACTATTTTACGTTTTGGCATTTTTGTTGTTCCGTATTGATGGAACTTTGCATACTCAACACTTGTGCCAACAGTTATGGATGTATTTGTCATGGTCTCAAATGATGCGGTAGCTCCGGTGAGGCTAGCAAACAGTCTTCCAGTTTGAACCATTGGTGGAGCTCCTGGAAATCTGGCCATCTTCCATGCCGCATACACTGGGTCAAGCGGTGCCCATCCCCCAACTGGCAGTCCATTTGACGCAAAGTTTGAAGCGTTAGCAAGTTTTATTTCTTGTTTTGCTTTCAATAAAACAGGGGTAAAAAGCTTTGTGCGTGCGTGCATCGCGGTTAGTCGAGCTACGGCTTTTTTAACCCCATAAACACGCGTATCGATTTCTATTGGCATTATATTCTGCGCCTTCTCCACCTACGCAGAGCAAGAAGTTCTTTTTCCGTGAATCCAGTCTCCATCGGCGCAACATTTCTGGTTGTCAGGTCTTTTACGCCGACAGTATCGTCGTGCATGTTTTGCATCTCTCTGGTTGCTGCCCTGAGTATGAAAAGCTTGAACATCTTTATCGCTTCACCATCAAGTCCGCCGGTATAAACAACCTCAACAACATCATTTGGAAATCCTCGATACAGCTCAATACCATACCTATGAACTGTGTAGTCGTTTCCAGTTGCTGTTGCTGTTCCGCCAGACGAATATGCGGATAGTACCTCTGTGTATTTGCCAATGGTGAAAGTCGATGCTGTAACGGCGGTTATTTCTCTTCCAGAAACATTAAATGCTGCTGGTGTTACGTCTTTAATTGCAACTCTTTGCCCAAGTCGAAAATCATGAGACGCTGTAAACGTTACGTTTTCGCCAGACTGTGTTGCGCCTGTAATCGATGCTGTTCGCTGAAGGGCTTCTGCAAGATACATAGGAGACTGGGCCAAGTTTTTAATTGAAACAGATTTGACCGAAACAACCGGAGTGTTTCTCATGCTTAGAACTATCGATGGTTGGATATAGTTCATCGTGTCGCCAGTTGTATCCAAGCTCGCGTCATAAAAAAATGATGTTGCGGGAACGCCCTGGAAGTAACTGGGGATTACATGCTGATCTGTGAACTCATCTTCAAGTATTGGACGACGAAGGTACGCCTCCATCTCACTTTGCAAACCACCTAAAACGAGGTCGGCAGCATCCATCTGGCGCTGCGAAAATCGTATGTCCATATACGTCTGCAGTTCGCTGACTGAGACGAGCATCTCGTCGGGCATTACCTCTCCTAAGTGGTTCTGGCGAGGTTAAGGCGTCGTCTCTCTCTCAACAATGCTCTGCCTTCGCCACGCGGCGTTCTTCTGCCACCTCCACCAACGACGTCTGCAAGCCTGTTCAGGCCATAGCCGACAGCACGTCTCCACCACGCAGGACGCATCCCGCCTGGCTGTGCTCTTCTCCTGGTTGGGGAAGGAAGTTCGGTATCGACTGCATTGTTAGGAATAGGCATACAACCTCGCAAGTATTCACAGAAAGTCTACACCATTATAAATTACGTTTACCCCTAGCGGTCCTCGTTTGGCGGGCGCTCCAAAACCACCGAATCTGCCGCGCCAGCTGGCGCCTCAATTGGAATCCAGGCCGGAGAGTAAACATGCTCCTTTACTTTTCGCATTTTGATTAAGGAGCCATCAAGCATTAATTCGGATTCAGCCATATTCATATTGAACAAATCATCGATTTCCTCAATTGAATATTTTCTGCTTTGGTATATCTTCTTGACAATGGATGACATGTGCTTGGCCACGATGCTGCCCTTTGGGCGGTTTATGCGAATATGCATCACCATCGCGTCAATGTCATCAACATTGACAGCTACACACGGAACACCAGAAGAAAATGCTTTCGTCAGCTCCTTGGATGAAGATATTGCCAGCAGGCGATGGTAGCCATCAATTACCAAACCAGAAGATTGCTGAACTACGAGCGGGGAAAGTAGTCCATAGTCGGATATTGAATCAGTCAATATTTTCAAATCAGGTTTAAGAACATGGGTGGCTCTCCATGGAGCAGGAGTCAACTGTGCCGGTTTAATCAGGTCTACTTTCATGGCTGTACCTGAACACGAACATTCGCATTAAGGGTTCGAAGCGCATCGATGCTAGTGCGCAAAGACAACAACTTTTCGCGCTTAGCTTTCACCAGCCCCTCTGCAAGTGCATAGTCGTCAAATAATCCAGCAGTCGTCCAAACTGCATACTGCTTCTTTTCTTCAACTGGACCTTTTCCTGTTAGGTATGCTTTTGCGTGACCATGTTTATACGCTGACTCTTTTTTCGCCAGGTCAATGCACAGTGCCTCAAACGCCTCTGTTTCTTCTTCGAGCATGTCAGTTAATCGAAGCAATTCTTGCTCGATGTCTATTTGGCTAATCGGTTTGGTTCTCATTTAATAATCCCTCCAGAGGAGACCAATCTATCTTGCTTAGTGATGTAAGAGCGATTTCTGACCATTTAAACTTTGCTCTTCCAAGTTTTGCAAGAACCATCTCTTCAAGCACCCACGCATCGCACATATCGTCGGCGTGGCCGCCCTTCCAGATAATTCCAGTAATAGCTGATATTGATGAAATAACTTCTGATTTGCTCGCATTTCCTTTGCCTGTAGCAAACTTTGCCCTGCAGGTTGGCGGTATCTCGAGATAGGGAATTTCCATATTGAGCAAGAAAACCCGAACAACCCCACCAAGCTCGCCAATTGAGTGAGCCTGAGAATTTCTTGAAGCAAACGAATAGCCCTCAATTGCAACAATGTCAATTTTGTTATCAACAACTATATTTTCGACTTCTCTGCCTATTTTTCTAAGCCTTTCGGCGCCGAATACATCAGTAGATATATATCCAGCTTCTCCGTTATGGCAGTATCCGGTCGACGTTAGGGATAGGTCGAGGCCGAGAACATTCATCCCTGGAACTATAGCCAAAAAACAAAGACCCGCTGGCTCTAGCTAACCAGCGGGGATTACTCAAGGGCGCGGTGCCCAAGCCTACTTTGCGTGAAACCACTAGACTTTGGACCACCTGCCTTTCCTGGTGTAGAAACGGACCGGCTAGATATTTTCAGATTACCATTACAAAAGTTGAGCTCAGGGTAAATGAATGATTATCTTTCCCACCCATGTCGTGCAAGGCCCAACTCAAAAGCAAGCTGCGGATAGCGACCAATTCTGTCATGACAACCTCTACACACTGCAAGCAAATTGTTTTCATCCAGAATTGAGCCGCCCTGCGAGCGTCTAATTATTTCGTGAATGTCTACGCTTTGTCGACGATTGTAAATGGCAAGGTCATCATGCTCTGCAAAAACTGGACATGCTTCGCACAGCGGGCGTTCAGCGAGAAGACGCGCGACCAATGGTCTGCGCATTCTGTATTCCGCTTCTTTCTTTTTTGAACGATATCGCATTAGTCAGATGCTATATCGTCGAACCCCCACTTATTGTCAAGCGCTTCCCAAAGAGCAATATCCAAATCTGTCTCTTCCATGTCCAGCTCTGCCATCATCTCCTTGTGCTTGCGAATCGCAGCCTCAAGAAACTGCGCACGTGATACAGCACTTTCGTCCTCCCCAAGGGAGACAACGTGGTCAAGACGCTTGTCCACAAACATCTTGAATCGCTCAATTTTTGCGAGCCGGACATCATACGAAGCCATTGCTTCTGTGAGCAGTGAGATGCCCTCATTCCCAAACTCCGAGTATCGTTCAACATCTAATTCTCTGTCTGTTTTGATGTCTTGGATTTGGTCAGCAAGATTTCGCACAAGGGCAACCAGAGCCCGCTTCCAGCGTTCGCGGTTTTGCGGCAGCTCAAGGTATTGGCGCTGAGCATCTGAAACTCGATTTTTTACATCGTCTGCCACGAGACGAGCAAAAATCTCATCGTTCATTCGCTGGGTTCCAATATGAGCAGAGATGTGATTTGAAGTAGCAGAAATTGCATAATCCTGACGGAATGGCAGGCCAGTTGTGTTGTTCATGTGATACCAGTATCTCCTTCTTTGTATTTACGATTGTATTTTTTGCTTTCTCCAAATCCAACTCGGACGGAGAGTATTTTTTTCGTACACCATGTTTGATGTAAAGCAGTTCCAGCTCAAAGTTCTCCTTGCCGTGCAATTCACGCATCAGTAGCGCATAAAGACACAACTGAAAGAACTTATCCCCCGCATACTTATCTGCCGGAACTTTTCCTGTTTTGTAGTCGGAAATTGTCACCATGTTGTTCGCTTCGGTCCATCGGTCGATGTATCCCTTTATTAGGACACCATCAATCTTTCCGAAGACCTCAAACTCAACGCCGCTTGGGGTGACCGCAACTGGGTCCTCCAGGACGAAGATGTTTTCTACGCACCACCACGCACCCCACCGGAAATCGTTGATTGACTTCCATGTGAGTTGTGGAGCGCGCATACGTAAAAGCGGAGTGACAATATCCTCCCATCCGCCATTCACCCATGTTGCAGTGCAGCAAGACCGTAGAGAAGCAATATTTCGCTCCTCTGGTGGAATCGTTGTATAGAACAGCTCCATTACATCGTGAACAAAATTTCCAAAAGTCGTGTGTGTTGTTGGCGGCTCTTTGATGCCGTCAACGCGCGACAGTTTGAATTTTTCAGGACACTGTATGTAGGTCTGAATCGAAGAAGCGGAAAGATGTTCTGGAAGTTTTGAGCCCTCTTCGATACTTGTCACTTCGACTCGTTTTCAAC